GCTATAGACAATATGACCTTTATGGATAAAATAAAAAATGCATTTAGTTCTCTTAAAGAATCTTTTACTACTGATGATGACACTCCCTACCAAGAAAAATTTAGTACTGCAGACCATCCTTTAGGTGGTGGATATTCAAGTGAACAAGGAAGTAATGCAGCATACAGTGGAGCATATGGAATGTTAAGTGCAGCAGAACAACAAGCATATGATAATGCTGTAAACAGTGGCAACGTAAACGTAGCTAACCATTATGCAATTATTAACCATCATAGGAATTTAGAATTAGAGCGTGGTAAATTAAGTACAGGTTCTCAAGTAAACTTAGCAGGTACAGAAACACCTTCTGGTTCTGGATCATCAGGATCAAGTGGATCATCAGGATCAAGTGGATCATCAGGATCAAGTGGATCATCTGGATCAAGTGGTTCATCTGGGTCATCTGGATCAAGTGGTTCAAGTAATAATACTTATTCTTCAGGTTCTGATCAAGCAAGTCTTGATGATTATACTGCAGATAAAATAGCAAGTGGTGATTTTTCAGGAGGTTTCAAGGAAGGTGGCCTTGTAAACAAAAAGAAAAAGAAAAAATAACTATCCACCAATATGACTAGCTACCCATCCCCCATCCAACATGGCTACGGTGGCCCTAGAAAGAAAGAAGTATAATGAATACTACTACTATGACAGGAGAAGTAACCTCTCCCAAAAAGGTTGCATTTGTAGATAGAAAAAGTGCTAACTCAAATCGTATAGAACAAGATGAGAAAGAACTAAAAGAACTACTTGAAGATAAAGAAGAAGCACCAGAGTTAGAGGCACAAGAGGCTGAACCTGCTAATGCAGAAGAAAAAAGTTTTAAGAAACGTTATGGTGATCTACGTAGACACCAACAAAACAAAGATAAAGATTATGAAGAGCGTATCAAGGTATTAGAAGAACAGCTAACTGAGTCTACTAAAAGTGAAATCAAGTTACCTAAGTCTGATGAAGACATTGATGCATGGGCAAAACAATATCCTGATGTAGCAGCTATCGTAGAAACTATTGCAATTAAAAAAGCACGAGAGCAATCACAAGGATTAGAAGATACTAAAAAAGAAATAGATGAGATGAAAGCTACAGCATCTCGTGAAAGAGCAGAAGTAGAACTTTTAAAGATTCATCCTGACTTTAGTACTATACGAGACAGTGATGACTTTCATAACTGGGCAGAGGAACAGCCTAGTTGGGTTCAGAATGCTTTATATGAAAATGACACCGATGCTCGTTCTGCAAGTCGTGCAATTGATTTGTACAAAGCAGACATGAACATTACAACAAAAAAACCTGCAAGCAATAAAGATGCTGCACGTTCAATAAACAGCCGCACTAGTCGTAGTGAACCTAATACGGATAACAACGATGGTGCATTTAAAGAATCGCAAGTTGCGAAAATGACACCGCAACAATACGAAAGGGCTTCCGATGCGATTATGGAAGCAATAAGAACTGGCAAGTTTATCTATGACATGTCTGGTTCTGCACGATAAAATACCATTGACAAATAAAATTTATATGGTATAACTATATGTATAATCATTATTAGCCGCATTTAAGCCTACCTAATAATGTAATACAATATTCGATAGACTAAACAATACGTAAGACTTACCTGTCCAAGTATAGGCCCATAAAATTATCGGTAGGCCAACTGATAGTAATATGCACCCTAGAAAACGTACAGCCTCTATGTGATAATGTTTAGCTTACAATTAAGCCTAAACTTTATAGGAGGAACTATTATGGCTTTTACAACCGCAACAGGTTACGGCAATTTACCTAATGGTAATTTTAGTCCAGTAATCTACTCCAAACAGGTACAGCTTGCTTTCCGCAAGTCTACCGTAGTAGGAGACGTAACTAACTCTGATTATTTTGGGGAGATTTCTGCCCAAGGTGATACAGTGAAAATTATCAAAGAACCTGAAATTTCTGTCTCGCAGTATGCGAGGGGTACACAGGTTACAGCACAAGACCTTGAGGATGAAGATTTCTCACTCGTTATTGATAAAGCGAACTACTATGCTTTTAAGATGGACGATATAGAGGAAGCGCATTCACATATAAATTTCATGGACTTAGCAAGCAATCGTGCTGCATATCGTTTGGCTGATCAGTATGACCAAGAAGTTCTTGGATACATGTCTGGTTACGCACAAAGTTCTTTGCATAGTCAAGCCAGTGCTCTTAACACAACTGTTAATGGTACTAAAGCTGTGTCTACTGCAGGTTCAAATGAACTGCTTTCTTCAATGCAGCTTCATAAAGGTGACTTCGGTAACATTACGACAACATCTGCAGGTACTCATTCTATTCCTGTAACTGCTCGTATGCCTGGAGCTACATCACTACCAACAGCAACTGTTTCACCTGCAATGATTATATCACGCATGAAACGTTTGCTAGACCAACAGCAAGTTGACTCACAAGGTCGATGGCTTGTAGTTGATCCAGTGTTTATGGAAATCCTAGCTGACGAAGATTCACGTTTTATGAACGCTGACTTCGGTGAATCAGGTGGACTACGTAACGGTCTAAACATCAATAACTTTCACGGCTTTCGTGTATACTCCTCTTCCAATCTCCCATCATTGGGTACTGGTCCAGGTACTGCAGGTACAGCTAACCAACTTACTAACCTTGGTGTTATTGTTGCAGGACATGATTCTGCTGTTGCAACTGCAGAGCAGATCAATAAGACAGAAACATATCGTGACCAAGACAGCTTTGCTGATATTGTCCGTGGTATGCATTTATACGGCAGAAAGATTCTTCGTCCTGAAGCAATCGTAACTGCTCGTTATAACGCAGCGTAAGGGAGGATATAACTTATGGCTACTTTTGATATGACTCTCGCTTCTACTGCAGGTGTTGGTGCAGACGTTCTTGCAACTCCAACTGTAATAGGAAATACAGTACGCACTATGGAGGCAATCTTAGACATTGATTCTATGATTACTGCAGGTGCTACTATCGCTAACGGTGACATCTTTCAACTACTAGAAGTTCCTGCTGAATCAATTGTGATTGCTGCAGGTGCTGAAATTATGAAGTCTTTTACTGCAAGTTGTACTTGTAATATTGACTTTGGTGGTGGGGATGACATCATTGATGGTGCGGCACTAGATGCTGCAGCAGGTACATACCTTGTAAAAGGTTCTAACGGTGAAGCTAACATCGTTAACACAGGTGCAGCTTCTACTTATGCTGCAGAGTCTTTGGCTCTTGTGGGTACTGCAGATACCATTGATGTTACAATCGCAGGTGCTGCTGCTGCAACTGGACGCTTACGTGTCTACGCAGTGGTTGTAGATGTTTCTGCCGCAATGACAGAAGCTGCAGTCGCACAACGTGACTTAGTGTAAAATAACTTTGGGGGCTGACTTAGGTTGGCCCTCTTAGCTTATCTAAAGGAAACAATATGGCTTTGACATTTCTTTCATTAACTAACGATGTTATTACACGCATGAATGAAGTAGTGCTTACATCTACTACATTTGCCAACGCTAGAGGAGTGCAGGTACAATGTCAAAATGCAGTTAATGAATCAATAAGATATATTAATCAAAGAGAGTTTGGTTATTCTTTTAACCATGCCTCTAATAGTTCTACATTAACTCCAGGTGTAGCAAGGTATAGTTTACCTACAAGTACTAAGTCAGTAGACTATAATACTGCAAGAATTAAAAAAGATGATGACGTTGGTAACTCAGGGAATAATTTAACTGCACTTAATTATAATGAGTATATCCAAAAAGAATATGCTAATCAAGAAGACGAGATTGAATCAACAACTTTAAACGGATCACACTCAAGTTCTGTAACAACTCTTACTCTAACATCTAGTACAGGTTTTGCCTCATCAGGTAAAGTATACATTGGTGGTGAGCAAATTAGTTATACTGCTGTTTCAGGTAATGATCTTACAGGTTGCACTAGAGGTGCTAACAGTACAACTGCTGCTCTACACGCAGATGGTACAACAGTAACACAGTTTGACAATGGTGGTGTACCTAGAAACATAGTACGTACTCCCGATAATAATTATTTACTTTATCCTTTTCCAGATAAACAATATACACTTGCATTTGATTATTTTACATTTCCATCCGATCTAGCTGCACATGGAGAC